GAATTCAAATATTTTAGCATGGTACTCGTGCTTGGTGTCAACTGGAATCTCGTGATTGCTCCAACTGAAGTGTCCTGTGTAGATGCCTGTGGCAGGTGCCTGATCAAAAGTTGCCGTGTCTGCCCTCAACCACCATGGATCAAATTTGCTGTATTTCTTAGAAAACCAATCGGGTCTATCTAACAGTATAAGTTCTTTGCTGTTTTTGTCAACCGTATAGGTAATACCATCTCCCTGCCACGACGACAGTTCTATGTGATTTATGATTATCTTGCTGTCCAGTATGCTATTGGCCTTGCAATAACAAACTGCGGCCATTATCTGATCATAGGGAGGCTTTGGTAATTCAATGAATCTATTTGTTGTCTGCTTCTTCAAGGTGAGATACAATGGCTCATCACGCCACGTGGTGATTGTGTTGGCGAAAACCTGTTCGAATAGATTTTTTAATCTGTCAAAGTATTCGGTCTGCTCTTTTAGACTTGCAGTGTGTGGAGTCAAAGATATATTCACACTGTATTCGTTGGAAAATAGTTCTCCGTCGACTATTATGATTGATTTAAATTTTGTCTTCCAGGTGAATGTGTTTGACATCAAAACTATTTACTAGTCGATGTTTATGAGGTCTCCGATATCTGGCTCGTTCCTTAACTTCTTGTTGTTCTTGTGCCATTCCTCGATACGTCTTTCTCTGATTGCGTTCCTGTATGTTGCTAGGGCGTGTTGAAGTTGTGCCAACATATCTGGATTACGTCCAAATCTTCTTGCTGAGTTTACTTTTCGAGAAAGGTCTTTTATCCTTTTTGAAATTTCCTCGTCAGATAGGTTGCCTATTTCTTCTTGTAATGGATGGAAGTACATGGTCCTCCTTAAATGTTATTACGTGTACTGTCGTCCCAGTTCGTGCATCAATATTGTGGTGCCGCCGTCTGGTGAAATAAATTCATACATGACTCTACCAAGTCCTGCTGACACAGTATCCGATGTTCCGTCACTACCACCTACGTTGTTTGCCTTAATGATGGCGCTGGGAAAAGTAAGCACACCGGTTGATGTTGGTTGAATGGTCAAATCCAAAGTCATTCTGCCCACGTTGGTGCTTGGAAAATTTGTAAAAGTAAATGTTGTGTCTGCTGTGATTGTCGCTGTTTGATAATGGCCATTTGCAAAGTTCAAAGTTATGGCCCCACCACCAACACTGCCATGTGCATACAACTGGTCAGCAGTGTTTTTGAACACTGCTCTAGTCACTTCGTTGTTGGCAAAATCACTTGATGCGTCAAGGCTTGCTTTGTTTGTTTGAAGTGCTTCTATGTCGTTTTTTGCTTCGGTGAAATTATCTTTTATCGCACTGAAGTTGTCTCTAAAGCCTTGTGAACTGTTGTCCTGTCCGGCTTTAGGATATGTTCCGTCTACGTTTCCTGGTACTATGTTACTTGCCATTTATTAAATTCCTTTGTCCCTAAATTTAAGATATTTATCGTTCGCTCTCTCCACCTTTATTATTGTACCGGCCTGTGGTGCTTCTTTGGTAAAAGTAATTGTGGTCTTCTTGGTTGTTGTGTTGTGAGACAGGCTGACGCCGAACTCGTGGTCTGCTGAACGCAGGGTGCCGTCTGCTGTGAGATAAGTTGGCTTGATGTTGTTGTCCGCTGTCACACCTTTGCCTATGAATACTGTTTCAGAGCCTTCCTTGATCAACAGATCTTGCTCGTGCAATAACTCAGGCACAACAAAACTTTTGGTAGTTCCGTCTGCTGTGAAAGTTTCTGTGGCAACTTTTGATTTAGACACCACGTACCTATCTATAATGAAAGATATGTTTTTGAATTTTAGATTTTTATCCTCTATCCTTTTCTTTACTAGTGCAGACTTCCCAACTTTACAATAACAGATGGGCACTGCCATGACATATCCCAAAGGTGCCAGATCGCCACTTTGTGTGGTCTTCATCCAAAGAGGCAGGTAGTCCCATTCCTTGTGTCCTAGGCTCTTCATCCTAGATCTCATATTTGCCACTGCATTTGGATACAAAGTCTCTATGAATCCAAGATCCGCACTCAACTGGTTGGCATACCTAACTTTTGAACCTGAGGTGCTGAATGAAAGTCCACCGTCTGTTGTTATCTCGTAGTCTACGTAATCTGCTGTGGCATTCATGCTTGATGCCCTAGGACCTAACATAGGTTTTGCGATATTGTTACGCAGGTTTATCGAATTGCTGATTGCCTGTCCAGAATTGTTCACAAGATTGTCTTTTACTTCTAAGTAGACAACTTCGTATTTGGTATTTGTTCCTTCTTTGGCCACTGCTGTTTTGACTTCACCAAAGTAAAGTTTTTTTGGTGAATGGTTTTGCTCCATTTGATTTTGGAATGCAGTCAGTGTCTGCGCCTCTAGGCCTGCCAACATCAACATATTCGGTTTGATCTTCATACCGAAATTGCTGTCTTCTGGTCTGTAAATGTTTTCTGGAGAATTTATATCAACGTCTTGTGCTATGTTGTAAAATATGTTCTGATCAATAAAAGAAGTCGCGTGTCCTGTCATATTTCCATATTCCACTTGGGTGAATGGAATGTCTAGGTTCAGAGTAAATTCTTTAGACGTCGCCGCTGACTGATATTGATTGCTTACTGACACTGTGAACGTATAGGCCCTTGTGCTGTCAGTGAAATCACTTGGATCTATGGTCCCGATCAAATTACCTTGTGCTGATAAAGTGATGCCTGTTGGCAATGAGCCAGAAGTCAGCGAATAAGTGAAGACGCTGTCCTCCTGTTCCGCCACTGCTTCAATAGAAAGGATGCTTGGAATATCGGCCTTAAGAGTCCCAATCACAGTTGGAGTGGTGAATGTGATTCCGATATCTATTTCGCCAATCACCTTCATAGTGAAAGCCTGATCAGTGAACACATTGACACCCGTCGTCACTACTCTGTTCGCCCTCACAGTGAAATTGTAATCAACCTCAACGGCCGACTGCCTTGCCAGTGTTCCGTATATTTCACCCGAAGTCAAATCTATAGAAAGACCTGTCGGTAATGATCCTGACTGTATAGAATACTCTAGATCTGCCTGTAAAGGATCAAAGTCGTCAACGTCAATTTTTATAACCACGGCATTGTCATGCCTAAAAGTTCCTAAGTCGGATCCTGTCCTGAACACAGGTCTCCTGTTGGCACTTAGGTCCATGGTCAGAGGTGAATCCTGTATCTCCGTTGCGTCGATTGTGATGGCACTATTTGACACTCTCCAGAAGTCTGCAGAATATACGAATATGTTATTGTTTTGTTCTACGAAACTGGTGCCGTCACTGACCCTCACAATGAAATCAAAGTTTTTACTGATGCTTTTTGTTGTAACAGTCCTGTCATATGTACCGTCGAAAGTGTCTTCAACACCGGAACCGTCATACCCTCCACGCACACCGTATCTTTGATCTTCGGTCAGTTGCACTATACCTGATATCAATCCTGACTTGCTCATTGTCACACCAGGTGGCAGTGACCCTTGCACTATTTCATACACCAGGCTCTGTCCTGCACGAGTGTCAGGGTCAGTTGCCTGCATCTGGAATGAAATACTAGAACCGTCTATCGCCCAATACAGTCCAACGCTGGTGGAATCGTCAAGTTGCAGTTGTCCGGAAGCAGTCGTGAAAGTTGGAGTGTCCGCACCTTGAACGTCCAAAGAAAAAGTCCTGTCTGTGATAGCGGTTCCGGCCGTGGCTCGCACGACGAAGGTGTAAAGAGTTCTTTTGGCAACCTCAGCCGGAGTACCTGTCAAGAGCCCGTCTGTGGTAACCTGCATTCCTGCGGGTAGGCTCCCTGCTATCACGGAGTAAGTTATGGCCGTCGAATCGCTTGTATTCGCCTCCAGTTGGAGAGAATACGCTACTTGTTCATCAATAGTTGCAATTTTACCTGCCGTGGTTGTCCACACTGGTGTTGCCATTAAAATGCTCCTTACAAGGGTATTTATTGACAATTACCGACTATTATTCTGTGTACGAATCCAGTGTTCCAGGTGTTGTCTGAGATTCTCACGTTCGATCTTGTCTGTGGCACGTCGTATGGCCTCCTCCAAGCGTTTGATCTCGGAATGTGCCGATTTATGCCTGTTACGGTCGTTGTGTCTTTTCCTCATTTCCCCTTGGGGTGTGCGTTACAGTCTATTACGATTTGTCGTAAAAAGGTATTACCCTTGCAGTGCCACCTATCTTGACTTCCAAATAACCTGTAGGTTGTCCAGGTAAGGCACTTGCCGCACCCGCTGATCCCACAGTTGTTTGCGTGGCTGTGTTGAAATCTACTACACCAGTACCCTGTGTGCTGATGCTGATGTCACCGTCTGACGTATCATTTTGTAAGGTATCTGTCCTCACGGTTGTGGCTTCCATAAGAGTGAAGTTGGCCTCACCTGCAGTCAAAACTGCTCCTGTACCACTTACAGTTACGTTTTGTCCTGTCGCCGGTGTCAACGTGATACCGCCTGTTGTAGCAGACAGTACGTTGCCGTCTAATCTTAGGTTGTCCACATTCATCTGTCCGGTAGTTGTTTGTGTTCCTGTGTGTGTGATCGTTGTTGGAATAACAACAGCACCTGTTCCTTGCGGATCTAAAGTAAGATCGGCGTTTGAACCATTTGTTGTGATATCATTTGTCGTAACCGATGTTGCAGTCAACACACCAGCGATTGTGTTGTTACCTGTTGTTGTGGTGTTTCCGGTCTGTGTTATGTCGGCAGTTGTCAATGTTCCTGAAACGGAAGCAGTGCCAGTGATGTTGGTGTTCGCGCCAAGTTCAATCGTTCCTGTGCCTTGTGGATTAACAGTGATGTTGGCGTTTGAACCATTCGAAGTGATGTCATTCGTGGTCAAAGAAGTTGTGGTCGTCACACCAGTGATAGTCGGTGACGTGATTGTGGGAGTGGTCAAGACTTTGTTGGTTAAAGTCTGTGAACCAGTCAATGTCGCCACAGTTGAATCTATAGCCAATGTCATGGCATCTCCGGACACCGCTGAAGTCAAGCCTGTGCCTCCTGCTATTTGGAAAGTTTCGCCACTGTTTACTGCTGTTCCTGTTGAATCGTCACCAACGAAGGTGATCGCTTGTGCAGTATTCTGTGCATCGATGTAGGTTTTAATGGCTCCTTGTGTGGCCAATAAAGTGGCACTGCCTGTGGCAAGTGTGCCGTTGTCTATGCCTGTCACTGTGGCCCCTGTGGCTAGTGTCAAACTTGTTCCAAGTGTTGCGGCACCTGACACATTTATTGTGCCTGTGGTCTGGATGTTTTCCGCTATCGTGATCTGTGTAGAATCATCTGAACTCAAAGTAGTGCCGACAAATTTCATAGCACCAAGGTTGATGGCACCCGTGCCGTTCGGAGTGATTGTGATATCGCCATTGGTAACGCCTGTCGTGATCGCGAAGGTGTTTACGTTCAAATTTGCATCAAGCGTGTTGATGTCGTTGTCGCCACCGTATAATTCTACGAAATTGTCATTTATCTTGTCAAATGCTGTCCTTAACGGATCGCCTGTGCCGTCGTTTGCACTTGAACCTATATTGATCACTTGTCTTGCCATACTTTATATTAATCCTTTTTTGTTATGGGTATTTATTGTAAATTCTATAAACCTAATGTAATTATTAGAGGTCTATCAACACTCTCTGGAATTTGAACACTGTTGAATTGTCTGAAATATTTGTCGCCAACAACCTAACATTCCCATCATTGATGTCCGCTGAGAACGTGCATAATGGGTCGGAGTATGAGCCAGTGTTACCGAACGAAGTCAGGTACGCTTCTATGGTGCTGTCTCCACTTGGACCGTGTACAAGGTTTGCTTCCACCATCTCGAATCTGTTGTTGACTGCGTCTGATATTGAGATGAAATATTTGGCACTCCTGTAAGTGCCAGATGACCAACTGTCAACAACACTGGTTGCCGACGACGATATTGTAGTCGAATTGTCGTTGACGTCTGAATGGTTCAGAGTAGAACCGGCCGTGGCAAATGATAGATTGCCACTTCCGTCAGTACGCAGGAATTGTCCAGAACTTCCGTCCGATGTTGGAAACTTCAATCCACTCAAGGTAACGGATCCTGTTCCGTTGCCTGTAAGTTCTAGGTCAGCGTTGGATGTGTTAGTTTTGATGATGTTGTCTGCTATTGTTATGGCATCAACAGTCAAAGAGTCATTGACAGTCAAGGTTGTGAATGTCCCCGCCGCCGCTGACGCACTTCCGATCACCGTCCCGTCTATGTTACCACCATTGATGTCCGCACTGTCGATCTTGACAGTGCCTGTGCCTGATGCTGAAAGCACAAGATCAGAGTTGGACACGGATGTGGTTATCTCGTTGTCCGCTATGGTGATGTTGTTGTCCACTATGACTTTTGGCGCTGTGACAGAACCAGTACCACTGGGTCTCAAAACAAGATCGTCATTGCTCCGATTGGCCGTGATGTTGTTCCCGTCCACGGTGATGTTGCCAGAGAACAAAGGTGAGTTGTACAGTTCTGTGAACATGGTGTTCACGTTCTGCATAGCAGACCTCAGCGTGTCACCTGTGCCGTCGTTTGCGTTTGATCCTACGTTTAGCGTTATCTGTGCCATTATACCTTCAATGCTCTCCTTACAAATTTGATAACCTGTGTGTTAGTGTTATTTACTTTCGCCCGCACCCTTACATTACCACTGTTTATTACCGCTGTGAATTCTATGGAATCATACACGGTCGAACCGTCACTTGTGCCGTTGCCGATCCCACCGAACGTGCTGATGTATGCTGTACCGTCGTTGTGTGTGACGTTTGCCTGTATCACACTGAATCTATTCGCTGTGGAATCTGATATAGACATCACGTAACTTGCACTTCTATAAACTGTTAGATCGAAACTGTCTATCCTTTGTGCGGAACTGTCACCTGTTATGGTAGCAGTGCCATCAGAAAGATCCGATGAGTCATACAGTTCCGGAGATGTGAAGAATGAGAGTTGTCCACTTCCGTTGGTCCGCAACACCTGTCCTGTTGATCCATCGGTGTTGACGAAATTTATGCCGTTCAATTTCACGTACCCTGAACCGTTGGCCGCCAACTCCAGGTTGCTGTTTGATGCGTTGGCCGTTATATTGCCATCCTGCAGGTGAATGCCATCGATGGTCAATCCTGCGCCACCAAAACTCACCGTGGTGAATGTGCCCGCCGCTGGGGATGACGCACCTATTGTTGTGCCGTCTATGTTGCCACCGTTTATGTCAGCCACAGATGTCTTCACTGTTCCTGTTCCTGATGCTGTGAGCACCAGATCTGCGTTTGAGGCGTTGACCTTGATGTCGTTGTCTGAAATATTGATGGTGTTGTCTATGGTTAGGTCTGAGAACTTCACAGCACCCGTGCCGTTGCCCCCGAGAACTATGTCCGAATTTGATTCTGTGGCACTGATGTTGTTCTGTATGAAAGTCAGTTGTGATGAACCAGATCCCGTTGCGTACAACTCCGTGAAGTTGTTGTTGATCTTGATGCCCGCACCCCTGATCGTATCGCCCGTACCGTCGTCCGCGACTGCTCCTATGTTTATTAGTTCCTGTGCCATAATTTAATGGTATTTATGGTTACGGAGAGACGTTCTTGAACGGGTGGTCACTGGGCAGATTACCGGTCAAACCCCACTTGTGCGCCAGGTATCCCTCGGCCTTCTCAAACTCCGTTATGTCCGTACCGCCCGTGCCCGGCAGTGCGCCAACCACGAAGAACTCCGCCACCCGGCCATCCAGCCTCTCGTTGGACCTGTTACGCATGATCCTCACGTCCTGGTTGGTGTTGATGGCGTTGTCATAGTCGTCGACTGGGGTGAATGCGTTGGCGCCGTCCACCCTGACGGATATCTGGTTGCCGGTCTTGTTGAATATGGTGCCCACTATGTGGAATGCGTCAAGGCTGACTGCCGAGTCGAAGTCTTGCTTGTTTC